TGTTCAACCATTAGGAGAGACAGAACCAGAGGAAGGTGCCATCAAGAGTTTGTTTAAGAAGAAGAAAGCAATTGAGAAAACACCACGGAAGATAGACAAGAGGCGCAAGTACGTTATGCCACGTAAGGTTAAAAGCTTAAAGGAATTAAGGAAGGATAAGGTTAAGAAAGCTATTAAGGGAGACTTCATACAATTGATAGGGGAAGTCATGAGAGAAAAGGAGAGAGTAGGATACTACGATAAGGAAGGTAAGATTCACGTATGGAAGGAACTAGTAGCTGAGACAGACATTAAAGAAGCAGTACTTTCAGGACTAATGGACGAACTGTCAGTAGCACAGCAAAAGGAAGTGAACGAGAAATTAAACAAGCATTCAAGCGCACTTACAAAGACAAAGGGTACTGTATACAAGGTAAGGCCTACGTCTCTATTGTTCGGATTAACAGCCGAGGTGAAGAAGTGGACGGCAGTATTAATGCCATTCCTAGCCAAGTTCCTAGACGACAGAGGCGAGAAGGTGTTAGCAGGGTTTGGTCAACCAGGGAAGTTCGATCCTACTGACGAAGCGGTAGTAGCATACCTCACAGGGCTGGGCCAAGAGTTTGTGCAAGAGATAAATGAAACAACAAGAAAGGATTTAATCAAGGTATTATCAGAAGGCATAGCAGCGAACGAGAGTCCGGACGACCTATCACTACGTATTGCAGGAGTGTACGAGAAGTTTAGGGGAGTACGTTCTCTTTCAATAGCACGAACAGAAACATTAAGGACGGCTAATTTCGCTACTCAGGAAGCGTATGTACAATCAGGGGTTGTCGTAGGAAAAGAATGGTTGACAGCCGAAGATGAGAGAACATGCCCATGGTGTAATTCTCTTAACGGAAAGATTATAGACGTTCAAACAGACTTCTTTAGTAAGGGAGACCCTGATTTAGTTGTGGACGGAAGGAAGCTGAGTTTTGATTACGGAGACGTTCCTACGCCTCCACTACACCCTAATTGTCGGTGTACTACTATTCCTGTTACACTGTCCCAAACAAGAGCCGCTGAATTGGATAAAATGGAAACCAAAAGCGACCAGATTAATTCCATTGCAGAGGAAGTACAAGCCAGACTAGATAAGAAGTACGTGGAAGACTTAGAAGGCAAAGTGCAAAAGTCTCAGGACAATGTTAAGGAAGTATCAAAACAGAAAAAGGAAATAGAGAAGATAGCCAAGAAGGTGACTAAGGATCTTGAAACCCAAAAGGCAGAGGCTGAAGAACAATTGAAACTGGAACAGAGTGTTTCTAAGGACAAGGGTAATCAAGTGGAAACATTAAAGAAGCGATTCACCAAACTACAATCTAAAGTTAAATCCTACATAACCAATGGACGATCCGAAGATAAGTGATATAGAGCTCGAGGTTGAAGAACTGTTAAGCCAGCACGCCTACAACGAAGAGTCTATGCAATCAATAAAGAATCTTACAGATTCCATTAAGAGTTCCATAGCGACTGACGAAGTATTAGGCACTGCGGTAGACCATGTAGTAACGGCTTTGGATAAGCAAACCATTTCAGACGAAGAAGTCAAAACAGTACTCCTAGAATTGAAGCATAGTATCGACGAGTTTAATACCAAGGAGATTCAGAAGGTAGAAGTAAACGATCAGGAAGCTCAGAACGTGCAGTCTGCATTATTACATGCAGCAAAGGACGAGAGTGTAACTAAACAGGGTATGAAGGTTCTCATCGTTCTTAGTGATAAGTTCGAGGTTCAGGAAGAGGAGAAGCCGGTTCCCCAAAATCCCCCGCCAAATCTAAGTCAGCCATTGCGAGATAGATATGGTTCAGTATCGGAAGAGCCTAAAGTAAAGGAAAAGAAATAATGTTCGAGTACAGATGTAGACAATGTAAAACTCTTCTTATGAAGGAATCTGTTAGGGACGGCCTTGTAGAGATCAAATGTCCCCGTTGTAACACGTTTAACACGATAGAACGCATTGTTTCACGTAAAACAGTGTGGGTTGACACGAAGAAAAAGAAAAAGGATAATAAAGGGAACAATAAAGAAAGCTCTTAGAAGCTGTATGTAGAGGCTTTGAATGCCCGAATCGCTTGGTACTTGCCAGGTGTTTCGGGTGTTTTTTGTTTAATAAATTAGTTGCATATATTATGACTAAGACTTCAAAAAAAGAGGATACAGGGAGCCTCCTAAGAGTACCAAATCCCAAATTTACAGGAACATGTGAAGACGTACGTACAATCACCCTAATGGAATCTCGTGGCGTAACCGCAGAATACTGCGTTACTTCAGAGCAGATAAAGGCTTACCTCTTTGACAAGACTCAATGGAGTGAAGACGAGGCTAAGGAATGGGTTGGTAAGCATTCAAAGGAATCCCCAAAGGGAGAAGTAAAGGCAAAAGTAGAAATCACCGAAAAGGGAAAACTAGTAGCGATTGCTTCGACAGAGACTCCAGACAGAGAAGGAGAGAGCGTGAGTCTAGACGGATGGAATCTGAAAAACTTCAAGAAGAATCCCGTACTGTTATGGATGCACAACATGTCTATGGCACACAACGGCCTGCCTATCGGTAAGGCAGAGAACATTAAAATAACCAAACACGGTTCCAAGAGAGTACTTCAATTCGACCCAGTGTTCGACGATTCAACAGACTTCAATAGGACAGTCAAGAAGTTCTTTGAAGAGGGTGTCATGAGTACATTCTCAGTAGGGTTCATAGGGCTTGAAAGAGAAGGCGCTAAATTTACTAAACAAGAACTACTCGAAATCAGTGCGGTACCTGTACCAGCAAACGCAGAAGCGGAAATAGTACAGCGTGCATTAGAAATAGGAGTAACTAAGAAAATGGCGCGACAGGTGGTAGACATTAAGTCTTCAGTACCTTTTAAGAGTTTCGAGCTTGCGCCTGAGGATAAGACCTGGGATTCTAAAGCAGCCGACTCGAGAATGAGAAAGCTTGCCGGAGGACCGGACAAAGACAAAATGGATTATAAGAAATATCAAGAAGGGTTCACGTGGTATGACAAAGAAAACAAAACGAAGTTTGCTTCTTACCAATTACCTCACCATGACACAGAGGGTGGAGAACTTATTACCGTATGGAGGGGCGTCACCTCGGCTATGGCAGCATTGCTTGGTTCTAGGGGTGGTGTGGATATTCCAGAGGAAGACAGACAAAAAGTCTACAACCATTTAGCAAAGCATTACAAGGAGTTTGATAAAACAGCTCCTGATTTTAAACTGGTGGAAACACAAGAATTAAAAGGACTGTTTGAACAAGTGGTAAGACAAACGGAACGTAGAAACCACAGAGAAACTAAAAAGCATTTAAGAGAAATCCGAACCGAAATACGTGCTAAACGGGCGGACGAGAAGGCAACGCACGAATTACCTAGTGATGGAGAAATGGTCGAGTCCCTTAAGAAACTCGCCCACATAACTTCACAAGCTCTTGAAAGAGCAAAACATCTCATAGGAAAGGAGGCAACATAATATGGAAAACAAAAAAGACGAACTTAAGAAATTGGTGGGAGAAGTAATGGAGGAACTTAGTACTAAAGCCGTAGAGGAGAAAGCTCCTGAGGTTGAAGTTAAAGCTGATATGGACATGGACGCTATGGTCGATAAATTGGCCGCAGCTATTGTCGAGAATAAAGGCGGAGACTCAACAGAGGCTAAAGAGATCAAAGAGACTCTGATTACACCTGATATGGGAGTATTCCCAGAGTTAAAGGATTTGAAAACACTTTCTGATGAAGAGACAATTGTTACATTTTGGAAAGCTTTGGTACAAAAGGACAGAAGTGAAGAGGCTAACCAAGTGTTTAAAGCTCTTGTTGAATCAGACACTGGAGACGGTGGGTACTTAGTACCTGCTCCTCTGGCAACAGAAATCTGGAGAATCCTACCTGATGTTTCAGTCATGCGAAGAATCGCACGTACCATGCCTATGACAAGCTTAACGCTGTCATTAAATGGCTTGGAAGCGCGACCTACAGCTTACTGGACAAACGAGTATGCTTCAAAAACAACTACATCAGCAGAGTTTGATCAGACAACTCTTACAGCGTACAAACTGGTTGCATTGCTACCAGCGTCTCACGAGCTTATTGCAGATGCTAATATCGATCTTGTTCGATTTATCATTGAGCTATTTGCAGAAGAGATTGGTCTCAAGGAGGACGCAGCGTTCTTCACAGGATCAGGCGTAGGACAACCAACAGGTATCAGTACAGAAACAATCAGTGAACAGTCAGCAGGTGCTTCATTGGACTTTGATGACATCATTGATTTGATTCATTTGACACCATCTTCAATTCGTAAAGCTCCCGGAGCTGCATTCGTATGTCACCAGCAAGTAATTAAACTTCTTAGGAAGATTAAGGACGACGATGGTGGATACATTTGGAGAGACGGAGGCGGAAGAATCGAAGGTCAAACACGAGCATTCCCTGACAGAGTTTACAGCTATCCTATTTACGAACAGAATGATTTGTCGCAAGACGAATTATACTTCGGCGATTGGAAATTCTACATCATTGGTGATAGACAACAGATTACTGTTTCTACAACCAACGAGGGTGGAGACGCATGGAGGAGAGATTCTACGGAAATCAAGGCTGTCGAACGAGTCGGCGGAGTCACAGTGAAAGTCGGTGCATTCGCAAAACTAGTTAACGTCTAAGTTAGACTTAGTTTTTTGATGTGCGGGTGGAGCATACGAGGGCGTGCTTTACCTGCAAATGAGAAAATTACTTTATAAGAATTACAGTGGTAGAAGTAAAAATAAAGAAAGAAAAAGGAAAGTACATTAAAGGTAAGACTTACTTAGTGACTCCTAACATAGCGCACGGGCTTATCGATGCGGGTTTCGCTGTTAAGTACGTACCTAAAAAGAAGTACAAGAAACAAACAAGGGTTATGAGAGCCGGCAGTAAAGGTAAAATGACTTATAGGACTAAATAATGGCACTTAAAGCGTACGCACTGACAACGGTAGACAGAGTAAAGAGTTTTGCAGGCCTCACAGGGCTTACAGCGGCTCAGGACACTACTTTAGAGAACATTATCAACGCGCTCACAGAGTACGTGGAAAACTACACAGGACGAAGGTTTCAAAAGACTACGTACACAGAAGAGGAACACAATGGTACGGACACTGATGTTATGCTGTTAGATAATTACCCTGTTGATGGGAGTGTTACCGTACAATCAAGGTCAGGAGAAAGTAGTTGGGATTCGTTGGACACATCGAGTTACGATGTTGTTACCGAGACAGGGACCGTGTACAGAATAGGCGGAGACTTTGTAAGGGGTAGACTAGCGTACAGGGCTACATATGATGCGGGGTTTGATTTCGATAATGCGGCTACATTCCTGAGTGATACTGAGGCTGGTGATGTGGAATACGTTGCATGGAAAATGGCTTCAGAGGCGTGGATAGACAGGAAGGGTGGAAGGCCGGTTGACAGTGAAAGACTTGGTGATTATGCAGTGTCGTTTGGTAAGTCGTTGTTCGAACTGGACAGTGACGGTAGTCATTTGAAGTCTATACTGGACCGTTATAAGGCTCAGCAAGCAAGGACTTATTTGACGCCTACCAATACATAATGGGAATAAGAAGGTTCTTTGATAAAACAGTAGTAGTAATGAGACTGAAGGATGTAGACAGTGTTAAGAGTAATTTTAATACTACAGCCACAGTAGACGGAGCTATACAAGAGTTAGACCAAGAGGCTAGAACAGAGTTTGGTTTAAGCGAAGACAGGGCTTGGATAGGGTACTTTGATATTGAAGATGAGGAGAAGTTAAAAGAAGGGGATAAGATAACCTTG